TCGTGTAAGACCAGCAAGCGGTTTACCCCCTGCTTTATCCCATCGTAAAAATTGCTTTGCAATCTCAGCTTTACTGTCACCGGCTTTGAGCATTTTAACAAGCGTTGAACTGGCTAAATTACCTGCTCCGATATTGTAAGTAAGCGACACTAGTGCATCAAATTCATTTTGAGTTAAATTAACCTTAATGGCGTTTACTGCGTGTTCATATGACGTTAATGTTTTAGATAATAGTAATAACGCGGCTTCTTCATTTGCTAAAGTCTGACCTTGTTTAACTGCGCTACCATCCGAATATCGCGTTGAGCCAATGCCAATAGTCCATACACCCGCAGGGCACTTATAAGCAGTCAGTTTGCAACCTTCAAATTCTTTAATTAAGCGTAAGCCTTTGTTGCCAATCTTCATTTTCGTGATCTCATAGAAAGTACCGTAATTAATTTTTGTGTTAAGCGAATCATGTCGTTATCAAGCAGGCGTATTTGGTCAATAAGCTCAATTAGCGCGTCTGTTGTTTCGGTAAGTATTGGCTTAACAATTGTCGTTACCCATATCCAAACAAAATAGACGATATAACCCATGCTACTTGATGCAATAATTGGAAAACCGTATTGGTTGATATATTTAGCTAATGCATCAACATCCATTAATCAATTCTCTTTTCTTGGGGATTATTAAAACGTGCCACTTTTTCTTTCTCAATTGGCATATCAAGCGTTTCTGTCATGAGTACATCTATTTTTACAATATCCTCTGACATAGCAGTAACACGTTTATCAAGTTGCTTGATGATGCCGATAAGGCTTTTAATCTTTTCAAGTACGCTATCAAGCAGGAATTTAATGGTCAAAAATACAAAGTACATTCCCACGCAAGCAGCAGCAATGGGGAAACCTACATCCGTTGCAAACTGTAGGAATTCCATTACTTACTTGTCCACCAAGCAATAAACGAAAACAATGCGCCAATAGTGAAGACAATACCGCCAATAAATCCTTTATAGCGTGTTTGCTCATTCTTCATTTCTTCAAGAGTTGCAATTATGGCATCGAGTTTTTTACCCCTATCTTCAAATATTTCTTCAAGGTTTTCAATTCGTTGCTCTACTTTAGCAAGGCGGCAGGCTTCGTCAGGCATTATCGTACTCCGCTAATTGCTGTCTTAACTGCCCGATTTGAAGCTCAACGTCTGCAAGCCATGTGGTGTCGATAGCTAAAATAGCTTCGCGTTGTCTGCGTGGTGTCACTGAATCTTCTAATTTTGCAATCTCTGCTTTGATTTTTGCTTTCTCATCTTCAATCTTTTGTGCTTGTGCTAACACTAACTGCTCGTCATTGAGGTCTAAGACTATCCACGTTTGCTCCCAGTGACCTTTTATTGTTTCAACTGGTATGCCTTGCGCAATAGTTTGCGTGTATTTATCGTAGTCTGGTTGAGGTGCATCAAATACAACGGAGTAACCTTCTATTGTAAAAGGTGTTGGAAAAGAAGTATTAGGATGCGCTGCACGGATTTCAGATTCCGTGCTAACTTGGTGTGTTTGTAAATTGATGTAATTTGCCATTGTTGTTTCCTATGATTTTTTGTCTACAGTTGTCGCCATGCCAACGATTATAATTCCCTTTTGATGATTTTACTTCACAATACTCACACGCTATAACAGGATAATGTTTTCCACGCATTGGACTAATTTTACCAAGCATTGGGTTAGGATTATTTTCTCTATATTCAGCCATTTTTAAATGCCATGAATCTGGTCTAGGTTTGCCAATCCGGTTTTCTGACATTTTGTTTTTCGTCATTTGACTTGGTTTTAATCCTAACTTTGATAGCCTTATTTTTTCTCTGTGTGATTCAGAAAAAACCCTACCAGAAAATGCAATTGACATTTTGTTTTTAGTTTCATCACTGCGTTTAAAACACCCAAAAGTATTGCCAGATTTGAACCCAAGTCCTTTTGCCAAATCAGTCTTCATAAAATTATCAACCCCATATTTTTCAACCATAGTGGTTTTAGCATGGTCTGGATTGATAGCCCTTCCTGCTGACAAGTTATACCATTTAGCAGAAATATGTGCCGATATATCTGTCAAAAACAATTCTTCAAATTCAATGGCGTTTTCTTTAGTTTCAAATTCAATTATCTTATCTACTACAAATTTTGAACCTGCTACTAAAAGTTTTTTAACCGTTTTTGAAGACGTAAAATAAGTAGTCAGTAAATCAGAAGGCTTACAGCCTTTTGAAAATTTAATTCCCGCATATTTCATATCTGTTTCTATATTTCTTATAACATAGAAAAATGGAGTTCTATCAACTAATTGCAAGGTACACATAGCTCACTCCAGATGCGTTAATTGAACAAGTTGCTTCTTGGTTTACTGTAATCCCCGCAGTGTAAGGGTCAACAGCATCGGCTGTGGTTATTTCAGCAGCAGTTGAGTTTAATTGCAAAGCAGGGTCATTTCCAGCCGTAATACCTCTAGCACTATCCCAAACCCACCATGAACCTGTTGTGCTTGTCGCTTTTACTAAGAAAAACCTTGCTCCAGCTGCAAATCCACATTCGATATTTTGACTTGTACCATTACCTGTGTAAGAACCTACTTTAGAGATTCCAGCTAGTGTGGCGAATAGGTAGGCGACGTAGGTGTGTGTTGATACATTTGGTGTATATGACCCATACGAACTGTCTAAACTAAATGTAGTCGATGTAGCAGCGGTAATAATATTTTCATATGAAGTTGAAAATGCGTTGGTAAAACATAACCACGCACCCTTTGCACTCAAACCTAATTGAGAGCATGCAACTTGCCAAGTTGTAAAATTTGCGCCACTTGACGTTCTGTCAGCAAAAATAAGTAGTTCTGGTGAGCTAGTTAGATTGTGGTTTATGTTTTGTGTAGCACCATTCCCCGTATAGCAAACTTCATCAAAGAATTTGGGAGCGCGTTTGAATAAGTATTCCATATAACTTCCGGCAGATACATTCCACTCACCTCCAAACGGGCCTATCGGAATACCTGTATTATTAAAACTTTGCGGACCTTGAGTAGTCATCGTAGCTTCAGCGGACGTATTGTTCGATGTTACTTTTTGATGAACCCCTCGTAATCTATCAACCCAAGGGAAATTTTGAGCGTCATTTCTATTTTTGTTTACTAACAAATCCACTGCAAATGAAGTTGGTATCGTATTGCCCGATGCTGAGTCTGTACCTGCTCTAATAACTGGCTCAAACACCTGCGTCCCACTCGTTGGTGGCTTGTTTGGGCGACGGATTGCCATGTAGATGTAGGTAGTATTGATGTCACCAGGAACAAAAGTAAATCCAGTGGTCATTACATTAAACCGAGTTAGTGATGATTCCGCAGCGGATGAATTCGCTGAAAGAAATTGGTCAGTTTCATTAGAGTTTAATCCTCGCATATTATCGACAACCCACCATCCACCTGCGCCAGATGAAGGTTTAATTAGTATATATTGTGGTTCCCACCCAATCGTTACTGCTATTGCGGAATAATTACTTCCAGAAGTTAAACTCCCACATTGAATAATCCCAGTGGATGACGTGTCGTGAGCGTATAAGTAGGCGACGTAGGTATCCCCAACGTTGTTAACGCTAGCATCTGTTCCAACAGAAAACACTGAGCTTGTTGGTGCTGTTGAGTCCCACATATTTGGAGCTGAGGCTTGCGCATTAGATGAATTCAACTGCATAGAGTATGCGGCTGACGTTAACCCGTTGCTGTAAACTTGCCATGGGTACCCAGTTGTTACGTTTTTTACTATAATCATTCCTGGAGCAATACCTAAGCTATGTGCAATCGTTCTTGCACTGCCTGTCCCAGTATAAGTCACCACATCAAAAAACTTCGGTGCTTTGCGGAATGTCCATGAGGCGTAGGTAAAATTATTAGTGTTTGTTCCACCTGTTGTAGCTGCTAGTGAATACCCAGTTGAAGACGCACTAACTATCCCCGTCGCAGGGGAAAAATAAGTTGCATAATTATCAGAAGCTGAACCAGTTATGTTGCTACCCAATGGCGAATTACTACCTCTTACAGTATCAAAAAGCCAATTCTGTTGTGCGTTACTTCTGCATTTCGTCCAAACCATCCCACCCTTACCAGCCAAGTCAATGCCGTTAGTGATGGTTTGCGTTGAACCCGTACCAGTATAGAGATAGGTTGAAAAGACGTCGTCGACGTAGAGCGTTGCGTCTGCGCTGTTACCTGCGGCTTCTTTTAATTTGGCTGATAACATTATGCTGACTTCCCAACCAGCGCACCGTATAAGGTTGAGCTGATTTTCCAAAAGACGAGAGTATTACTTGCACTGAGCGTTGGCGCAGTATTTCCAGCCGCTGTCACCCATGTGGTTGTTGGCCAGTTGATTGTGTAAGTGCTACCGTTAGTAAGCAGTAATGAGATGCTTTGACCAGACGATAAACTGTCAGTAAATGTGACTGTACCCGCAGCAGCGCATGACAGGGTTGTACCAGTAGATGGGTTTAATGCAATTGAGCCAGACGTAGCAAGCGTAGCCACCTTCTCTGTATAAGCATCTAGGGTTAAGTTACCCGTCATCGTGCCACCAGCTAATGACAAAGTACCAGCAAAAGATTGCCCAGCCGCAAACGTAATTGCACCTGTCATCGTACCGCCAGACAGCGCTAAATATCCCGATGCAGGCAAGTAAGAAGTTATCCATGCGCTACCACTATAAACGCGCATTTCACTACTTGTTGTATTCCAATACAGCGCACCAGTAAGCAGTGCATTACCATCGTTATCAACTGATGGGTCAGAGGATTTAGCGCCAAGATAACGATCATCAAATGAATCATAACTAGCCGCTGCTGCGGTAGCACTACTTGCAGCATTGGTAGCTGAAGTTGATGCGTTAGATGCCTGTGTTGTTGCAGTTGAAGCCGAAGCCGATGCGTTAGTAGCCGAAGTGCTTGCATTAGATGCCTGTGTACTTGCTGTTGATGCACTTGTCGATGCCGCTGATGCGCTACTTGCGGCATTAGTAGCCGAGGTTGATGCGTTAGATGCTTGCGTACTAGCAGTTGATGCGCTACTTGCAGCATTGGAAGCTGACGTACTTGCCGCTGATGCACTACTTGCGGCATTGGTAGCTGAGGTGCTTGCATTAGATGCTGAGGTACTTGCCGCTGATGCACTTGCCGCTGCGGCTGTTGCCGATACCCCTGCATCGTGAGCGTAAATAGCTGAGTTTGGCGTTAAATGGAAAAACCCTGTTGACGTACTATAGCGAACATCG